GAGGCGTACTATCAGCAGCTATGTCTCTGGCTACTTTTTCCATCTGAGCTTCACACTTTATTTTCTCGCTAAGTAATCTTCTTTCAGGCTTTGTATCGACTTTGTAAACTTCACCATTGCTATTTACTACTCCTCTGGGTCTTGACGCTGGATCGGGTTTCCCCATCTGCTGTGATAGTGTATTCAACCTCTCGTGTTCTTTCGCCGCTTTGTCCGCTGCTTTTCTAGCCTTCTCCGCTGCCTTAGTCGCTGCCTCTTTCTCCTTTTCAGATGCTGTCTCAGCCTTAGCTTTCGCTTCGGTCGCAGCCTCCTCGCTGTCCTGCATCTTCTTCTGGGCTTTCGGAAGCTGCTCCGCAACCCGATCTGCCGCTGCCTTTGCTGCTTCAGGATCGTGTTTGACAATGTTCCGCTGCGACCAGCCCTTCTTTCCAGCACCTTTTGATAGGGCTGTAACGATCTCCCCCGCATTTACTAATGTCCCACCCTGTAACAGAGTTGATTCAGTCTCAATAGGGATAAGCGCATCTACGTTACCTCTCATTGTTTGGAGTTCACCGTCGTACTCTTTTATTTCTTTATGAGCTTTTAAAGCTGCTGCATTTCGAGCCTCCTTCTCAGCCTTCTCCCTAGCAGCCTCATCACCGCCTTTCACGTTGGCGATTGCCTCATCAGCTGCATCATCTCCAAAGATTCTCTCCCTCATGGGGTGGTGCCAAGCAAATTCATCACCCACCCCCGCATGTTGCGTTGACAGTCTGTCTGTTCCTTTTATCTCCCCACCCTTAAAACCATTACATGCTGCGTCCCTGTAAAACTTTTCACTTATATTTATAAAATAAATAGTGTCGTCGTCCGTGATACCATGAATATCTAGTAACAAATTGACTTTCTTAAGAAATGCTTCATGTTCATCTGGATATTTCTTTTTATCAGGAGCTTTTTCTCTTAGTTGTTCGGGTGTCATAGATATCATATCGACACCCAACTCATGAGCTTTAGCCTCAACAGTGGCCGAGACCGTCGAACCCATAATAAAATCAGCTTTCTTTCCTGAGCCCACATCGTAACCTACCTGCATACCGAAGGTAAGCTCTCCCAATCCTAATGCTTCTTTCATCTCCGCATCTTTCTCAACTACGAAATTAATTAGTTTTTTCAGCTCCGCCTCATTGCCTTTTCCCATTTCGGTAAGATGGTCATGAAAATCACTCATAGTCTTAGCGTCACCTCCTCTAAAGTAGGGATCACCCCGCAATGCTATAGCCGCCGCTCTCCATTTTGCTACCTTGCTCTCGGCCCATTCATTCGCCTCTTTTTGATATTGTTCTCTCAATGCTGGCACCGCTTCGGCTCTCGCTATCTCCTCCTCCGTTGCACCTTCGGCCTCTCCAGCCGCAACCGCAGCATCCATAGCTGCTAAAGCAGAAGTAATTTCACCAATCTTCTCTCTGTGCTTTCCTATAAGATCACTTATCTCACCAGCCCCTTCAACAGCAGCCATATGCTGGCCCAAGGATTCAACTTCCCAGTTCTTCTCACCACAGTTTGCCCTAGCTCGTTCTAAAGAGTAATTTATAAGATTTCCTGGAGTTCTCATATAAATACTATCCGAACCGTCAGCTCCTTTAAGTATGAGACCATTATTCCCACCCTTTTCTGTTATTATATTATTAGAGAGTGTTTTACATGCCTCCGCTTCCAACCACGCCTGGACCTCGGGATTCGTCCCCTTCGCTTTTCCAGTTCCAAACATTAAAATAGTCTTTATAGTGTTTAGTGCATACAGCGTTACTTCCAGATCTTCAACCTTAGTTCCAACTGTAAATGTGTCATTCTTGCCATCCCCGTCTGGATCATTGCCAATTATGCCTTTAAGATTACAAAATTTCTCTTCTATACTTCTACCAGCGGTTCCTACTGCGTACTGTTCAGGGAAATAGTGCCAATGCTCGTGACCTTCTTTCCCTTTAACATAAACTTCATCCGCAGGCTTCGCCTGATCTGCTACATCTTTAACAAGTCCTGTGATCTCGTCTAATACCCTGGTGAGTTCACCAAGTTTAGGCTCCCCAGCATACACCCCACGAAATTTTGTGGGATCAGGAGGGCGTTCTATTCCCTGCCCTCCTGCTCCTGGTAGGTTCTCCTGGGCTTTTAAACCAGCAAACGCCTTAATAAATTTTACCCAGTTGCCTGTCTTTTTAACGGTCCCATCCTGATTTTTCTCTTCTATATCTTTAATTCTCGTGACATTGAGCAAGTTATCATTACCAAAAAAGTTGATTCCGTCGATGTTCGACATACCAGGAAACTTAGCAATAACGTGCGTTGTTTCTAAGTTCTTTTCAATAGAAACTTCTCCACTATTATAAGGTTTATCAGTAGACATCACATTCTCTATTGCTGTCACCGCATCCCCCTCGGCAGCTGTAAGCTCTTCATCAGATGGCTGGATCTTAGCCTTACCCGTGGATGCTTCCTGAATACTTATAGAAAACTTACGCTTCTTTATACGGGAATAACTGTCTAGTAGTTGATGATAAAAATTCATAGTATTGTATTATAGAAAAAGCCCAGCCCAGAAAATCCCAGGCTGGGCCTATTGATATCTTAACCTATCTAGTTTTTCAAACTACAGTCCTAACGCCCCACCGTGACCATGAAAACCATGATCCATGAAGTCGTACTTGAAGGTCATTGCAACAGTATGGAACTCATCAGCTCCATACTTATATTCAGCAGCTTTCCATGATTTTGGGTATACCCCGAAAAACTTAGTTGAACTTATAGGCTGACCTTTATTATCTAATTGAAGTACTTCTACCTCTCTAGCTTTAAAATCATTTGCCACACCACCCTCGACATTCTTCATAATCTGCCCAGTCATTGGGTCATAAATGGTTTTAAACCACTCCCAGAGCGTAATAGACGGTGAATCTTTATACAAGTGATCAAAAGTAATGGTTAGGTCATCTTGAACTGGCTTGCCAGGATAGAAGACCTTATCGTTAACACGATGTACTTCAATATCACCGACTGACATTCCAGCCTCTCCAACAGACTTAGCTGCCAACACCAGAGGTGTATCAAACGCAGGTCCAGCCTCACCATTAAAGTTAGGAAGTGTAAAGTGACACTCCCATGAGTAAGTCCGTACTGAGTTTAACCCCTCTGATATAACAGGAAGCCCATTTGTGTTGTTAGGATCAGTGTCCCTCGCAAAACTAGCACCCGAGTATAGTGGTCCGTGAGCCATTTATATTCTCCTATATCTTTCCTAATTGAGCAGTTTGATTAGTTATATTAATTTCAAACACAACCATCTCTGCTGTTTTTGTGGGCTTGATTATAACCTTAGTCCACATTTCATTTCTATCAATTCTTACAGGAGTATTTGTAGTTGAATCNCACACTACTCTAAAATCTGTAATACCTCTTCTACGCTTAATGTCATCCAACATAGGATTAATTAAGTCTTCAACTCTTNNCCAAGTAAACTGATCATTTGGTTCAAAGACTAAGCGTCTTGTTGAAGCTAAGATCATCTTACGAATAACAATCAACATGCGTCTGACGTTAACTCTATCAAGTGCAGTTGGGTCTCTTTGTGTAGTTCTCTGCCCAAAGATTGTAATACCCTGTTGCGGAAAGTTAACAATTGGATTGATGACATTTCCACCACTATATAGGGAGTCTCTATCACCTTGATTCAACGCCAACTCTACGTCAGTAGGCTTGGTCAATCTGCCTCTGACATAACCAGCGGGTGCGAACCACGGATCTGCCACACTGTCAGTAAATGCCATCTGTCTAGCCGCAAAGATCTCAGGTGAGTACCAACGGTCAGCACCATCATGTACACTAAAGACCTTTAACCAAGGCCAGTAGCAAGCAGCATAAGAACTATTAATAGCTGCTGATCTGTTGTCATCTAACCCATTATGCCACTCAATAGCGTCCCCAACTCGACCAACAGCGTATGGAGGAGCAACTAATGCGAGGAAGTTCTGGGTTCCTTCAGCCAAAGTGATTAAAGCATTTTGAACTGAATCTATGGGAGTTGTTCCATGAGGACACATTGCTATAGAGATGTTCAAAAGATCATCATCAAGAGCTTGCATACCTGTCTTACCTCCGTCAGATTTCTCCTCACCAATAAGTATAGTAGCAAGCTCGGGATCCGTATCTTCAATACCGTTAGTTCCACCTGCTAGGCTGTAAGTTCCTTGAACTAACTTAGCAAATCTACCCCCCGCCATATC